TCATCCAGTCATGCGGCGCAGGAATCCGAGAAAACGCCGCGTCTTCGGCCCGTACGGCGGATAGAGCATCCGGACACCCGTGGGGAACCTCTGGCGGTAAACGGCGCGGGCGTGGGAGAAGGTTTCGAATCCGAAGCAGCCGTGGTAGGCCCCCATGCCGCTTTCCCCGACCCCGCCGAAGGGAAGGTTCGGGTTGGCCAAGTGCAGGATCGTGTTGTTCACCGTCGCTCCGCCGGAGGTGGTCAAGGTGAGCAGCCTCTCGATGTTCCGGTCGCTGCGGCTGAAGAGGTACATGGCCAGCGGCTTGGGCCTTGCACGGATGATCTCTAGGGCCTCGTCGAGGGTGTCGTAGCTCAACAGGGGCAGCACCGGCCCGAAGATCTCCTCGCTCATGATCGGCGAGTCCTTCGGAACGTTCGACAGGAGGGTTGGGGCCAGTCGGCGGCGTTCGGGGTCGCTTTGTCCGCCCGTGACGAGGACGGCCCCAGCGGCAATCGTCGCACCAAGCGCAGCCTCGATCCGTGCCAGCGACCGACCGTCGACGAGGCTGGCCAGGGAATCGCTCATCAGTCGTTCCGCCTCCACCCGGCCGTAGAAGCGTCCGATGGACTCCCTGATCAGGGCCACCAGCGGTTCCGCAACCCCCTTCTGCACCAGCACATAGTCCGGCGCGACGCAGGTCTGGCCGGCGTTGATGAATTTCCCCCAAGCAATACGCTCGGCCGCCGCGGCTAGGTCGGCCGTCTCGTCGACCACCGCCGGGGACTTGCCGCCGAGCTCCAAGGTCACCGACGCCAGGTGGGATGCTGCCGCGGCCATCACCTTGCGGCCCACGGCCGTCGAGCCGGTAAAGAAGATATGGTCAAAGGGCAGCTCCAGGAGCGCATCGGCGACGGCATGGCCGCCCAAGACGACCGAGACCTCCGCCGGGGGAAACACCTCGGCGATCAGGTCGTGGATCTGCCGCGCGGTCTGCGGGACCTTGTCCGAGGGGCGCAGGATGACGCAGTTGCCTGCGGCGACGGCGGACATCAGGGGCGTGACGGCCAGAAAGAAGGGGTAATTCCAGGGGGAGAGGATCAGGACCCGGCCTTTGGGTTCGTAACGGATTCGGCTCGTGCCGCCGGCGATCGTGAGCGGCGTGGGGACGCGCCGGGGCCGCATCCACGAGTCCAAATGGCGGATGGCGTGCCCGATCTCCTCAAGGGTGGGGCTGATCTCGGTCAGTTCCGTCTCGTCGGGGTGTTTGCGGAAGTCCCCCTGGATCGCCCGGCTGATCGCCTCACGCCGGGAGCGGATCGCCTCGGCCAGACGTCTGAGCTTGGCTGTGCGTTCTCCGGCCTTCGTCGAGACGAGCGACCAGCGGGTCGCCTGCTGCATCTCGAAAAGGGCCCTGAGGCCCTCCGCCTGAGGGGAAAGGGTGTTGGGGGGAAGAGGGTTCATGGTTCCGTCTCCAGGTTACGGTCTGTTTCGATAAGGGTGGGCCGGTGTTCCGAAGGGCCTCTTCCGGGGCACGGCGCCGGGGGATCGGGCGGTCTCCTCTGTCCGGCGAACGGATGTGGGATTCGCATGATTGGCTGAAAATAATGAAAAGTGGGCATCGTGTCAAGGGGCTTTGCAACGTGTGGCGGCGCGCGATAACGGAACCCCAAGAATCGAGATAACTCACTTCCCAAACTTATTTGATCCTGTCAAAATTCGTTTGAATGGCTATTCATAATTCCTGATCAGGAGCTCCTGAACCCTCTTTGTCTTATCCCCGCCCCCTGCCGTATAGGATGTCTTTACTTCTTCGATCTTAAACCCCCTGAAGAGTAACCGGATCTCGGGAGTGTCATTGATCGACATCATAAATTTTCCATTCAAGTCTGTCAGCAAGCTCTTCAGAATAGCGAAGTCTTCCCGTTTAAAAACCCCCGGCCCATAATAGTCTTCAAAATTTAGATAAGGGGGATCAATATAAAAGAAGGTGTCCGGCTTGTCAAAGCGTGGAATTATCCCCTGATAGGGCTGATTTTCGATATATACTCTGGACAATCTGAGATGAATTGCCGATAATTCCTCCTCTATCCGGAGAAGATTTAACCGTGGCGGTTGCGTCGCCACAATTGCCCAATAGGGACTCTTAATTTTGGCCGAAAAACATGTTTTCAGCAAATAATAAAACCGCGCCGCTCGTTGAATATCCGTCAAGGTCTCCGGAGGTTCCTTTTTAAACCGCTCAAATTCATCCCTGGCCACCAAAATCCATTTCATATACCGGATGAACTCCTCCAAGTGGAGTTTGACCACCCGGTAAAGGGTCACGAGGTCAGAGTTGATGTCATTAATGATTTCGACGGTCGACTCTTCCTTTTTAAACAGGATCCAAGCGGCGCCGGCGAAAACCTCGCAGTAGCATTTATGCTTCGGAATTCTTGAGACAATCTTGTTGGCTAGTAGGGACTTGCCATCCACATACGGCAAAAAACTCTTCACCACATCCTCCTCAGATTGAAAGCGGAGGATAACCCTGCTATAACGCGCGTAGTCGTGCGGGCGGATGGTAGCGGGTTATCCCGTCGAGCTGCGCAGGCTCGGTCTGGGGAGTTGCCGCTCCCTTGACTGCCATCCGCCTATTTATGACCCTGGCGGAAAGTCTGGCGTCGTGGGCAATACGGTCGCCGTTGAAATGCCGGACACGATATCCCGGAGAGCTTGCCGATGGTTGATCCATGTCTCGGGAACCGAGATCCCATGCTCATAGCATCGGAGCACGGTAATATCGGTCTTGTACAGCTCAGTCTTGGCCGCATCTACTAATACCCGCAGAGCTTCGGCCGCCTCGTACTCTGTGATCCATGTAGAGATGGTTTCCTCGGTGGGTTGATCTCCCAGGGCTGAAGGCCAATCGCGAATTGAGCCATTGACTACTGTCACCCCAGGGTTATTATTTGTTTTCCAATGGATTGCTTCGTGTATGTTGTTCATTCTGCATGCCTCCCTTACGGAACATATTCCATGATTACAATGCTGGACGTATACAGGCCGTTAAATAGCGAGCTTCCATCGGGGCTGTTTATATAGCTGGGAGTAGATGTGTATCCGCCACCGCGCAGCTCAAAAGTAATCTCATTTGTTCCTCCTGCGTCAATCAGCCATAGAAACGGTAATGGCGAATAACTGGCTGTGAGATACGCTATTGCAATGGCATCAGTTGCGCCATCTTTGAACAAGGCCAGCGCACCGTAATACTGACCGCAAAACCGAACGCTGACATTTCCAAGCAATATCAATTTATTAACTGCCGCTTTTGGCTTATATGTCCACGACTTAATTGAAAATCCTTCAGTAATCTGAGGCTTCGTATTGTCTATGGGAAATGTAGCACTGCTGGTTATCACGTCAGTAATTGGAACCGTTGCAACATTCACAATCTTCTGTGAATTGTCAGAAAGCTGATAATTTACTCCATCATAGATCACTGTGACGATTTTCCCTGCAATTAGGTCGCCGGCGGCCACATCCTCGGAGACGTTTTTCTTGATGGCCACGGGATCCAGACCGTTGACGGCCAGCGTGGCGGCGCCGGTGTTCGTGTTCGTCACCTTGAAATAGATAGGCATGCCCACCACGTGGGCCGTCAGGGCGGGTGTCAGGGCAATCGCATAGGTGTTTACGCCGCCGGTATCGGCTGCGTAGTCGATCGCGCCGTCCCCGTCCTGGTCCAACCCCCTGTGACGATGGTTGTTTATGGCATTGAGAAATGCCGCCGTGACCACGGTTCCCGCAATGCCTTGGCTGGGATTTCCATCTACAAATACCGTCTTGGCCATAGAGCCTCCTATTCATAATTGAAAATTACATGGCTATGTGCCGGCTTCAGCTCCTGGAAGAGCTGCTCCAGCCTCGTATTGGGAATCCACCAGGTCAGCCTCTCCCCGGCAGCCGACAGCCCCGCCCGGAAGGAATAGACCGCCTGGCCCGAGACATTGACCCGCCAGATCCAGCGCACCGAATCCTCATAGAGGGGATTTCCGCAACGGTTCCACCCGCACATGAACGGGAGATATTCATCGATGGTGACCGTCCATCCATAGGACGCTGCCAGGGCGATGAAATAGGCCCGGCTGAGCCCGCCGGCAGACCGCAGTTTCCGGATGACGGAATCCCGCCTGGCCTGCAACGGATCCTCGTCCCCAGGCACAATTCCGCAGACGCGCTCCCAGGAAGCCAGGAGGGCGGTCGACCGATCCGGAAAGGCCTCTTGGAGGAGCCCGTCCGCCGAGTCCTGGGCGGTATCGAGGTGGCCACCCTCCAGGGCGATATCTCCCGCAAGGACGCTTTCCGGATCGACCTGTAGGGGAAAGAGCAGCTTCAGAATGTCGGAATGGTTCATATCAAGCTCTCTATATGACCGTGACTATTCCCGGACGGATCATGGCATAGCCCGTGGGCGTCACATCGGCTGCCGGCACGGTCAGGACGGCATCCGTTGCCCCTTCCTGGATGGCGATCGCCACCAGTCGGCTCCTGTAAAGGACCTGTCCCGGGATGAGGGTATTCATGTAGGCGGCGATCTCCGCCGCAATGGTCGTCTTGTCGATGCCGGATCCGGAAACCGTCATGGTGACGGCCTGGGTCAGAGGATTCGGGGGCAGTACCCGGACAATCGACGCCGTGACCGGGCGCACCGTGTCGATATAATTTTTGACCTGGACGGTCAGGGACTTGATGGTATAGGCGGCGCCAGCAGCGGTGAATATGTCCTCGTCCAGGCTGAGATGGGTCGCGCTGTCAACGGCCGTCACGACCGCGGTTGCCCCCGTGTCGTCATTGACCGCAACGTCCCCGATCCGGACGGGATTGGTCCCCGTGAAATTCGCCGCCGAGTTAACCAGTTTCCTTTCTGAGACGCTTGTCGTGCTGCCCGTGCGGGCGTGGGACGAGGGGATCTCGCTGCCCGTGCCCATATCCGCCAGGATGACGATGTCTACTGTTCCCAGGCCCTGCCCCTCGGGGAAACACCAGGCCTTGGCCACATAGTTGACCGAGAGCGCCCACTGCTCGTAGTCGTTTTTGTTCCCACCGGCGGGAGGCCGACGGATGTGGTTGAGGAGCCGCGCCAGGAGCGCCGCGTCCGTTTCGCCAGCTGTCCTGGGGAGTCCCCGGACCCAGGCATGGTGTTCCAACTGCTCGGTATCGGCCGTGTCGGGAAAGATCTGCGCCGAGATCCAGTCCTGGTACTTATAGATCCCCCAAAGGGCCGAGGCCAAGCAGGCCGCCCGGATGAAGATCAGGCTCCCCTGGGAGGTGTCTGCCTCGGGAAACTGGTTTCGCCAATCGGTCAGGATCGCATCGAGGAGCTCGTCAAAGCTCTTTTGAAAGGTCGTCACTACACCACCTCCACGAATCTCGTGAACGAGACGACGTCGCCGTCGGCCTTGGTCGCCTCGACGATGATCTTCAGGCGATGGGGATCCTGCAGCTTGTCCCGCTCAGTGAAGTACTCGAACTTTCGGACCCGTCCCGTATCGATCAGCCAGGCCAGGGCTTCCTGGCAGTATTCGACGGCCAGGGCCTCGGTACGGGGTGTATTCTTGGCCCGTTGCAGCAGGTGGAGCCGGGACCCGAAGTCCGGGTTCTGGAAGAATGACCCCTTGCGGACCGTGAGGCTCAGGTAGATGTTATTGGCCAGATTTCCGCCCGTGGCCTGCTCAAAGGTCATATCCGCGATCCCTGCCCGGTTGTCGATCGTCAGAGAAAAATCCATCTCAGCCCGCCTTTGTGATCGTGGTCGCCACGTCGCCGATGGCCAGGCTCTGGTCCGGGACCGGGCTGCCATTGTGGGTGTGGCCGGTCAGCCAGGCGATCAGCCGTTCGTCGATGAGGGCACGCATGGTGCCCTCGCTCCCGCCCAACTGTATGGAAGAGCCATTGACCGTGACCGCAGGACTGGTCACCTCGCACGCGGTGGATGCGGTGACCTTGGCCGCTTTCGTGGTCAGAGTGACCTCATTCCCGCCGATGATTTCAATCTTCCTGCTCCGTTTCAGGTGGACCTTGTCGCCCTCGTCGGTGTAGATGGCCGCCTCTCCGTCTTCCAGAGAGATCCGGTAGCGGCGGTCGTCCGAAGCGATCATGATGAAATGGTTCCCCTCGCGGATGACGATTGCCTCGGCGCCGGCCAGAGGGCGGGAGGTGAACCCATAATGCTGGAAGTACTCCCGGTCGGCGATCGTTTCGCCCGAACGGCCGGATGCCGTGAACCGCTTGATCGCGCCCTCGATTACCCGTTGAATTATGCCCCGGATCACCTTATATTCTCTCCATGCGTCACACGCTTTGGATTGCCGTCATTCTCGTTATCGCCATTGGCCAGGCCTGGGCAGGCCCCTATCCGCCCCGGAGCCACCAGCTTCCCGGAGAACCAGGCCCGTGCTACGAGCAGGGGCTTAATTTCAGGACTGTTCCGCACGATAGGCCATCTTCCCTTACCCTGGAAGCCCGCCGCGTGAAGAGGACCAAGGACATGACCATGTCCTATGATCTCGGCCGGGAGGTGATCGTGATCAAGGCGGAAAGCTTCGGCGCCCGCCGCTTCCTGGACGAAGTCAAGAAGGGCCGATGCTCCGCCCGGGAGACCGTCCTGCTCAAGCCAGAGCGAAGGAGCCCTTTCAACACGCGTTTCACTGCCGTCAATCTTCCTGGTCATTGAACCATCCCCGGCAATCCCAGGAGGAGAGTCGTAAACGCCCCGTCCTTGGTCAGTTCGAACGTCCGGCCGAAGATCAGATAATCGCCCTCCAGTTCCAGGACCTCGTCGGTCACCCGGCACATCTCGTTGATCCGCCAGTTGACGCCCCCCTGGCTGTGGCCCGGCACCCGGTACTCCAGCCGGAACCCCTCGTACTTCATCTTCTCCAGGAGCATCTGAGCGTGGAGCTTGGGGCTCCTGGAGTCATTCTGGTCTGTGACGACATAGGGCTTGTAGAAGGGGAACGTGCTGTCCGATACAGTCGCCATTGTATTGATGGCGCCGGCGTCGAAAGCGTCCATCCCCTGCTGCTGCCCCACCACGACAATCTTCGAGTACCGCTTCGAGACGTCCTCGACGAGCGTCCCCTCAAGCGCATTGTTTTCCCGGGGATCGCTCTTTCTCATGATGATTCGGTAGAGGGGCTCGCCGCCGTCCTTGGGTTTTCCGAACACGAACGTTCCGTCGGGCATGCAGAAAAACATCATGCCCCGGCTCATGGCGTATGTTTTGAGGACCTCGAAGATAGTCTGGCCCGGCTCGATCTTGGCGAAATTCTGTGCCGTATCCAGGAACGACAATGCGGCCCCCCGGCCCTTTTTCGACTTGAGGTTCCCCCGGATCGTCTCCTGGTAAAGGATATCCTTTCTGGAGAGGAAGGGGACCTTCCGGAGCAGCCGCTCCGCCAAGGACTTGACCGTCATGCCCTGGACGTCGAAAAACTCCTCGCAATAGGAATCCACCAGAAGTCCGCCCAGGTCCCGTCCCTCGACGTTCAGGGTCACGCCGGCCTTTTTGTGGCCCTTTTTCACCCGGTCGATGATTCCTGTCATCTCCAGAATCCCGTTGACATGGATCTCGCACCGCTGGCCTGCCTTCGGGACCGATTCCGGGTTAGCCACCTCAATGTGGAAGCAGTCGTCGGCCGTGTAGAGATCGGCCTCGATCGAATAGGAGAGGAAATTCTCGATCCGCTGCCCGCCGACCTGCAGGAGGATGCTATCGGACATAGACCTGGACCTCCCCGGAAACGAAATTCGGCTGCCGGATCCGGTTGATGCCCATGAGGAGTTCGGCATCCTGGTAGGACAGGCCGTATTTCAGGCAGATCAGGTGCAGAGGGAGGGTATTGTCGATGCTCACCTGCATGATCGCGGGCCGCTCCTTCTTGATCTCCACGACGTGGTCGGTCAGGACCGCCGCCAGGTCCTTGGTGCTCTGCATAGTCCGGTCAAGCTCGACCGCCGCCTGCAGGACGCCCCGCGCGATCGCCAGGGCCTCCTCGATCTCGGTGATGGTCAGGACCGTCTCCGCGGCGGTGAGCGATTTCTGCAGACGGCCGAGGGTGCTGAAGGTTTTCACCGATGCCGCGCGCTGTTGCGCCCTGCTGGTGACCTGGTCCGCCTTCAGAGCGCTTCCCAGCTCAACGGCGACCCGCTGAGCCTTGGCGATCTTCGTATACTTTCCGAACCGCTCGAAGGCGGTCTCCAATTCGGCCACGCCGGCCACGAGGCTGTTCAGGAACCGGGTCGGGGAGGTCACAAGGCTGCCATACAGGAGGGCATACCGCTCGACGGCCCCCGCCAGGGAACCGATCACGATGCCCGGAAGGTTGGTGGCATAGCTGATGGTCGAGATGAGGGAATTCGCGGGGCTCGTGATCTCGTTCAGGGTCTTTCTGAGCCTCCGGACATAGCGGTCCGCCTCCTTGACATAGGCCCTGGCTTTTGCGCCCAGCCCATCGAACTGCTCCAGCAGCGTCAGGTCCGGGTCCAGGGTGTTCAGAAGGATCGGCCCTGACTCGGCGCCGAGTTCCTCGGCGATGTCGGCCGACAGGGAATCCGTCAGCTCGTCCTGCCCCTCCTGGAAGGCCTCCTCGGTCCCGCCGTCCACGGACGGCCGATGCTGGACCTCCAGGGTCCCGCGGAGCTCCTCTACGAAGGTCAGATCGATCTCGGCCGTCTGCTCGCGGTCGTCGTGACGCACGACCATCGATTCGACCTGCCCCTTGATGATGCCGTATATCGGATGGGTCAGTTCGTACCCTGCCGACGGGCTCTTGAGATGGTTGATCAGGGCCTTGTGGCTTTCATAGGCCTCGTTCAGGAAATAGCAGCGGATCTTGATGACGCGGGCCTTCTGGCCCATGTCCTCCAGGAGCGCCCCGTCGCGATAGGGAAACTCGTGTCGGGCGATCGCCTTCTCAAACGAGTCTTCCATCGACTCGCACTCGAAGGCGATCCCGTCGATCGATGCCTCGAACCGCTCGGCCATCAGAACCTCCCCCGCCTCAGGTTGATCTCCGGTTTCATGCTCTCCGATTCGGCCATCGCCTGGCCGGTCCAGGGATCATAATAGATATTGATTTCAGGCTTCGATTCGCCATCCCCTCGATTCTCCATCATGTGTATCAGGTCATAGATCGCTTCGCCGAGAAAGCCTTCTCCCTTGTACGCCCCGCCAGTCAACTTCTCGGATATCCATCCCAGGCCCTGATTGATGAGTCCCCCGATTTCATATCCGGCGAGCCCTGCCCCTGTCACGGCGCCGACCTTACCGAGCACGCTTGCGATCTTTCCGGATTTCCCGGATGCTGGCCCGGCAGGAATATTCGTCGGTCCTGTGGTTGTCGGCGGCTTCCAGCCTCCGGAGGGATCCACCAGGGAAAGTCTCTTGTTGACCACATACACGGGGACAGGCCCGCCTAATCCCCGCCCCAAGGGACCTGTGACCCCTCCAGGAAGGCCCCCCATGCCCTTTCCTGTCCAGATCCCCCCAATATCGCGGGCAAAGTCGAGAACGCTCTTCATGCTCCGTATTACAGCGCCGCCGACCAGCACGCCCGCCGTTGCAGCCGCCCCCCCGAGCAGGCCCTTGGCGATCATGGGGTGATTGTTGAGCTGATCCATGATTGAGGAAAGATATTTCAGGGCCGTCGTCATGTGGTCTACTTTGAAACGATCCAACTGATTCTGGAATGTTTTCAGTTTCGAGACCATCCCTTCGGCTTCAATAGAAAAATCTTTGTCGAGCCCTCCGGCAGTGGACTTCAAGCGGCGGACCTTCTCTTCGGCATCTTCGAGATTTTTGGCAATTACCATGATGGCCTTGCCCGCTTCCGGTCGACCAAGTACCTGCATGGCCACTGCATCGATGTCCTTGCCATGTTTCTTCGCCAGATCGTCCAGTTTTTTGATCTCCGGCAGCAACTCTTCCAGCGGCTTGATCTTGCCGCTCTTCTCGAAGAAATTAATCCCTTCGCCGGCGAGAGCTTTTTTCATCGCTGGATTTTTCGACAGCCGGAGGAGGCCGTTGAACAGCGCATCCATCGAAGCGCCAGCCGCCTCGGGCGATCCCATGATCGGAGTGATGGCCCCGAGCGTCGCCAATAGCGCCGTCACATTTCCTGTCCCCACGGCCTCAATGATCTGCATTTGCTTTGCCAGGCCATTGAGCGTCTGCAAGAACGCCTCCGGGTTTTTTTTAACATCGTCGAACTTCATGGCTGTGTTGAGCTGTTCCTGCAGCGCCGGCATGTCCTGAATGAGGACCTTATATTTATCGAGGAGCTCCCCGATGGTCTCCGCATATAGTTTGTGTCCCACTCGTGCAGCGATGGCGCCTTTGCCGACTTGGGGGAGCAGATCTCGGATGGTTTTCAAGGGGACCCCCGTGGCGTTCATCTCCACGGCCATCTCCGCAAATTCGCCTTTTGTGATCGGCAACTTCACTTTGGCTGAAGGGTCGATCAGGTCGAGGATCGTCTGCCGGAGCTCTTGCAGATCCTTGGCACTCAGGTCGGATGTACGGCGGATGCGCCTCAGCGCGCCTTCGAATTCCAGCATATCCTTCGTCATCTCCACTGCGCCGAAGCCGATACCGACCATGGCCAAGCTGTTGATCATGGTGTTGCTGAAGCCCTGCATGGACGCGCCGACACGTTTGAACGTGGAGATCGTCTTGTCCCCGAACGTCCGGATCTGTTTCTCGCCCTGGCTGAGGACCCGGCTCAGCTTTTCATCTTTTGCCGAAAGGACGAGTTCAACCGTGTTTCCAGAAACCATATAGCTATTCCTTCTTAGGCTTCCGCTTTACGATATACGTCTTGGATCCGCCTTCTGCCGGACCGTCCGAGGCGAGCGTCATGCAGAAGAAATAGAGCCACTGGCCTTCTGTGAGCTCGACGGCCGGCTTGCCAAATAGGCAACTAGCTGCCTGAGCGTTCCGAAACTTAAATTTGTCCCAGGGTGTGAATTTTTTTTTACGTCTTCGAGGATCTTTTCCAACTCCTCGTCCGACAGTTTCGCCGGAGACGGATTGCATTCGTCTTCAAAGGCGTTGTATTCCTCGATGAGGATCTCCTTGGCTTCCCGATGCAAGAGGCTCCGAAACTCATCGATGCCCTTGAAATACCGTTCATGCGTACCGTCCGGCTTCTTCCGGGATGAGTCCACGAGGGCGCGGAAAAGCGTCTGCGTATTGACCTCGCTGTTATAGGCATTGATCGTGGTCGCCGTGACCTCGATTCCTGCCTCCTTGAAAAGGCGCTCGGCAGCGAACAAGGCCTCCTGCGTCTCTGCCTCAGCCAGGATGGTGATTCCGATCTCGTCATCCGTCCCCGGCCAACGGATGACCTTGACGTTCTTCTTTCCTGCCTTCAGCTTTTCGATCAGGCTCATCAGATAGTCCTCTTCATGGCGATCAGTTCGATGGTCCGGGTGGTCTCCTTGTCGCCGTCGTACTTGGTGTCGCCGACCTTCATGCAGTAGACGCCCGTGTACTGCTTGCGGATGCCGTTCCCGAGATCAATGGTAAGGGTCCCGTCGTTCACGGCCTCGAAGTCGAACTCGGTCAAATCCTTCGGGACCACGTACTCGACCTGGAGCCCGTATTTCGGGAC